AATGAATACTATATATAGAATATTACACATCAGTAATTTAATTACACCTTATTCTAGTGTATATAATGCACCTCTAAATCAAGAAATTATTTATTATAAAAAAACAAATTTAAATCGTATGATGATTTAAATGCCTAAAAATTCATCAACAAATTCAAGTAAATATCTAGAAATATCCATAGATGTTTTGGTGTGATACGATGGTAAATTAATATAGGTAACATTAGGAGATAACATATAGGGATGTTTTTGGTCATCGAAAAATAATACTTTTGAATTAGGAGGGTACTGTGTACACTTCCAGAAATCGTTTAAACATTTGGATTCTTCTTTGCGTTTTGGTTCATATTTTTTGGCGTACACTACTTTATCAAACAATTCACAACCTAATTTTTCGTGTAAATACATTTTGATAAATTGAATCCATATAGGATGTCCTTGGTTGTTCGTAAACATAGCTACCTTGCAATTCTTATGTTTATGTTTACGAATGTATTGCAAGACCGATAAAATATTAGGTTGCAAAAATATAGGATTTGAATCTAGCAAATATCTGAATAACGGATAAGTTAATTTTTTATTGTTAACTGCTTTATTACAAAATAATGAAAATTCGTAAAAGGCCCCCAATGTTTCATCCACATCGAACACAATAATGTTCATGATTTATATATTCTCTATATTTTAAAAAAGGTTTCAATTTAATACCATTCTTGTTTTACGTTTATATTTTTTTTTACGACGTGTTCCACCTGTTGCACGTAAAATAATTCGATGACGTTCTTTATCTTTTGTACCTGTTAATTTACGTGCATTCACATTACTACGAACTGCCTTATCAAAATCACCTGGAGAATCTTCTACAAAATAAATAGATGGGTCATCAATTAACTTTTGTAATTCAACAAGTGAATCTGCTTTGCCTTTACTTGTATCATTATCAAACATTTGTTTAATATCGGATACATTTATGGTATGTCGTTTACCGATTGAATATTGTCTACGAAGTTGTACTGGTGCTGGAATATTACACGGTATTCTACATACTAAATTATAATAAATTCCTGGATATAGTTTAAATAACATCGATTGACGAATTGACCCGCGTGGAATAGTATCATACGTATTTTTTGCTGTATCACTTATTCTATGGGGTGGTCGTGAAGGCAGCAATGACTTTCCATATATTTTATTTATTATATCTGGGTTCACAGTAGATGCATATTTAAGTCGTTTTGTTCTATAATCGTCAAATACATAAGTATCCCCATTATGAACATCAACAATATGCGAGTCTAAATCATCTATGTTGTATAACCCACTTTTGTTAGTGACATACGTACAAAAAAGACTTTGTTGTTCTTGTGTATTATAATTAGGTGGACAATCTTTACCAATTGTAAATTTAGATGGAACTGTATAGTATACATCTGTATAGGTTTCTCCTTCACCATACATTTGAATACCTCTGCCTACTATACGTTCTATTTCTTTTTTATTAGCTACAGGGTTTCTTAATAAAGGTCCACATTGTTTCATTCGTTCCACATAATTATAATGAAATAGTGAATAGTCGCCACAAATAGATAAGGTAATATATACGCATCCTGGCGGTACTGTAAGTACCTCTCCAGTATCACAACCGTGACCTCCAAAATAATATACATTTGGTTCATGTATGACAAAAGGTTTTACTGCTAATTCATGCAATATAATATCATCGCACACAATTCCTGTACCATCTGCACCTCGCTCTTTTAAAAAAAGAAGTAAATTTCCATTTTTTGTATTACATGCATATTGTAACAAAGTACCTTTATCATCCATAGGTTCATTAATATTCATATATTGTAAAAACAAGTCCAACTTTTGAAATAACCCTGATTTTAATATATATTGAAGTGGACTGATACCTGTATTAGTTAAAGCATGAACATTTGCACCGCTGGCAAGTAACCTACGAATAACATCCATATTATCAACCCGCAATGATTCGTAAAGTGGCGTGATACCAAATCTATTTTTTGCATTTATATTAGCACCTGCTTGAATCAATACATCTACTGTAGCCGCATTATTTTTTGTTACAGCATAATGCAATGCAGTATTTCCTTTTATATCTGCTTCGAGGTTTGCACCTCTTGCGATTAACAATTGAACAATATCTACATTATCTTTCACTACAGCATATATAAGATGTGTTTCTTCATGTAGACCACAATTTTTATTAATATTCGCACCTGCTGCTAATAACGCTTCTATACCATCTTTATTTTCATTTTTTATTGCATACATAAGTGGTGTATGACCCAACCCACTTGATACATTCACATCCACACCTGCTGCAATTAAAATATTCATACCTACACTGTCTTTACTTACATAGGCAACTATGTGTAATGGCGTAAATCCTTTCATATCGGGTAGATTAACATTTGCACCTTCTTTAATTAATGCTTCCATAATAGGACCATTCAGTTTTTTTGCTGCATAATGTAATGGTGTTTCACCCATACTATTTAGTGCATTTACATCTACTTCTTTATGTTGAAATAACCACTTAGTTAATAGTGAATAATTTTTAATAATAGAAATATGTATAGGACTCTCTGTTCCAAATCTGGGATTAGTTATTCCAGATAAAATGGATTCTGCATCTTCTGGGTTAACACCTAATTTATGTAAATTAGGTAATTCAATTGGTTTGGGTTTTTTACGTGATTCTTCCATACTATTATGAAATATTAATTATCCATTTTGAATTCTAGTTTGGGGATACATATATGTTTGGTAATTGTGTTTGTATATACTTCTTTGTCTACATTTAATTTACTTACTAATTGCGTATACGTATCGGTTTCTATTTCATTTTCAAACCAGGTAGGATGGTTGTGCTGCCATTGTTTTAAATAAGCATGTTGTAACGTACTAGCGGTATCATTGATAGTATCGCACACTTTGATTAAATTATGTTCCCATACGTTTTGATTTTTGATACATATTTTTTTACGTTTTACATCTAGACAATGAATAGGTCGTTTGTAAATACCAATGTTGTATAGTTCACTGCAAATAAGTTGCGCAATATCGTCTATATTTTGTGTATCATGAATATTTAGGGTATTGATAAAATCACTCCAATTAAGCGCATCTTTACATGTATCATTTAAAAAAATATTCAAATTGAATCTCTGGTTGGTAATATTGCCTATTTTAGGAATCAATTCATTGATTTGTTGTTGCTGTGTATCTATTTGTTGTTGTTGTTTTAAAATAATCTTTTTTAAATCATCCGCATCTTGATTTAAATTAAGTTTGATATGTTTTTTAGTAGAAATATGTCGTGTCCAATCTCCTTTCTTTTTTCCTGTAAAATTACATTTACTACATATAAACATAATTATACATAGATTATTCTAAACCGTTTAACTTTTTTTATAATTACAATATATGCGCTATTCTTCATCTGGTTGTACTACTGTTCCCTACCAACTTTGCAGGAAAAAGTCGAACAAAGAGTGTGAATGGGTTTACGGTTCAATTAAAGGACAAAAAACAAGAGTAAAAAAGAGACATTGCAGAACTCGGAGAAATACCAAACGTAAATAATATAATTCTAATATATGGCGTTTAGTTTAGGAAATTTATTTGATTCAAAGAGTCCTGCAAAATCCCCTAAAAAATCTAGAAAATCACCTTCATGGTGTACCACAGTTGCGTACAAAGAATGCAGAAAAAAGTCGAATCCTGATTGCGAATGGGTGTATGGTTCAATTAACGGTCAAAAAACAAAAGTAAAGAGGAGACATTGTAGAACGCGGAGAAATACCAAACGTGCGTAATAATTTATTCACAGTATAAAATAATTATTTATACTATGAATATTAATTTTGATTCTTCCGATAATTTAGAACTGGCGGAACGCAAATCAGATGCGTCTTCTACTGAATCCTCCAATGGATGGTCCGATGATATTGAAGCGTTACTTCGAGACATGGAATACAACTCTGGCATTTTATCCCAAATTCATAAAACCAATTATCTTGTTTTACACGAATACATTAAATATTTCAAATTACCTATTATCGTATTGTCTAGTGTAAATTCTATTTTTTCAGTAGGATTAAGTACCTATTTAAGCCAATCGTTAGTATCAAGCATCAATTGTTTAATTTCACTCATATGCGGTATTATAAGCAGCATTGAATTGTACTTGGGGCTGCAGAAAAAAATAGAGAATGAATTATTATCATACCGTGATTATTATTTGTTAAGTATAAAAATAAACAATTGTCTCAAATTGAAACGTGAACATCGTGTTGAACCCAACGGTCAACTCTTTTTAACCGACATTACGAACGAATATACAGGATTATTTGAATCCTCCGAAATACATTCACAAAACTTTAGAGACCGGTTAATATCCATTGACATTACAAAAACAAAGAACAAATTGTTATTATCGCCTTAATAGGACGCAATCATATATTTTGAAATCATCAGTTGACTTTGTATAATTTGGTCGGTAGACATTCTAGCGAACCATTTATATTTTCCTCGCGACAAGACTTCGTCTTGCGGTATGTAAATACCATACAAAGTCGACATTGGATATTCAATGGGTGTGGTTCCCAATAATTCATCAATCGTCACAGGTTCACCTGTTATTTTTTTAATCCCAATATATTTGCCGTCGACAATAGGAATGTTCCGATTACACCATAAATTAACATTGTCGATGAAATCAGGTTGTGCTGTTTTATCTAAAAACAAATATTCTTGGTATTCAACACATTTTTGCATGATTGAATTTTTCTTTTTACCTGCCATCATTTTTATATTTGGCATGTAGGTTGTTTGTGTTGACGTAACACCATGATTCACGCCTTCTACTACAAATACACCCTTTTCTTTTATGTTAGAGCTGTACAAATCGTACAAATCGTGAATACATAAAAAAGATGGAGGAACCACAAACCCTCCATAATAATAGACTATCATACTTAATCCTAAATTCCGGTAATGGTCTTTATTCGGGTGAGGAACATCATGTATATTGATATTCCAATTCAAGAGCGAGTCAAAAACATCATCGTTTATCAAACATACATTGAAAGAATCTTTGCATTTATCGTAAATGCTTTTCATCGTAATTTGAAGATAGGGTTGATTTATTTTCAAGGTATTTCTAGAATAAAAAGATTGCCAATTACGTGCATTGATATCTGGAGTACTAAACATCCATAAAATAGGTTTATGTTTCGACATTTTATCTCCAATAAAATAATCGGATACAAATTGGTAATGTTCTTGTGATTCAAACATTTCTTCCGAATTTTTGTACGATGAATATATATAATTAGATATTAAGGAAAACACAATGATTAATATAATTTTACTATAATCCATATTTACTACATCTAAAATTATTTTAGAGATATACATTATGTTTAAAAAAACTCTTCCCGCATTTACATTATTATTAATTGTATTATTGTGTGCTGCTATGTTAATATCTTCAACTGAAGGGTTTTCAACTAATGCATACAATTTAGATAATGATTTAGCTAAAAAACCCAAAGTACTCGTGTTGTTCTTTACATCGAACTGCGGTTATTGCAAAGATTTAGCTCCTGAATGGGAAAAAGTAGAAGCACAATTACCCGATACTACAACATCGGTCGATTGTACAAAATCCAGTGAACCTGATGTAAGAGCTGTTTTGAAAAAATATAATGTGAAGAGTTTCCCTTATATGGCATTTTTCAACAATGGTGTAGTTCAAGAGGAATATACAGGCCCTCGTAAAATGGAAGATATTGTCGAATATTTAAAAAATAAAACAGGTTAACGATTCAAAAAGTTGGGTACCTTAACGATGCGACGACCATTTTGTAGATGACTAGAGGAAAGGGTTATAATTCGTGTCCACCCATGCTTTCAATTCCGGATTCCATTGGAGGACGATACCTGATTTAAAATAACGGCAGTACAACCCATCGTCATTCAGAAGAAACTGCATAATATCATGTTTTGGATTGAGACCATTTGTCTGATTTACACCAACAAGAATTGGGCCTTGGTCAGTTTCAAACATTTCATCTTTAGCACTCAGCATATTCCATATAATTTCTGGCATATATTGGTCGAAGTGTACGATGCAGTAGCGTTCTGATACACAACAACCATAGTCAACCCGTGAAACATTTTGATTCACAAGTTCACTAATCCGATTTGCTATGGTGCTGATAGAAACGTCGTAATCCGGGTAGAAGCGTACGAAAACAGAGGTAAGAGCCATAGTTGAACTTAATGTAACCATCATGCATTGTAAATTTCATTTCAATTTTTTTAAATGAAATTTAAAACAAGTATAGCAAGCAATCTTTTAATTCTTTGTTTTTCACGTACATTGTACCTTGAACTTTCTTGTATCCACCGTATTCTTGCCATTCGCCCCATGATTGGCGACCTACTTCATCGGATAAATACAGTACTTGACGGTTGCGCTGCCCAATATTTGCAGCCCAAGAAGGAAGTCGGGCTGCAACAGGATGTACAGACGTGACTACATGATAATTCACGCACAAATTATTATGTACGAACCCAAACACATCCCCAACTTTTGCTTGATTGAAGGATGCGTCGTCCCACATCCATTGTTCTCCATCCATAGCGCGCTGTTCTTGTTCTTCAAAATCTCGACGCGAATCTGGTTTTCCGCTTCCCAGCCAAAGCTTGTTTTTCGCAATTGGCGTAAGAATTACTTTTCGGTCCATGTTGTTGTTCTTCGTAATCTCGACGAGAATCTGGCTGTCGTTGAATATTGTTTACAGGCTCTAGTTGATTATCGTTACCAGGTTGTATAGGACGTGTTCGTGCAATAGGAACAAGAATCACTTTTCGGTTCATCGTTAACTATTCATAATCAACTAAAAATAACTCAATTTTAATCCACCGATAATGCAACATTGTCAGAATCAAACAATTCCGAATTTACCTCTGAAACATCCACAATATTTTTTACACCAATCAGGTCACCATTTTTATCCAACGTCTGGGTAAGTTTATTACCTGCAGCAGTGGCCTTGGCAATGTTTTCTTCCATGGCCTTCTTCTTACTTTCCTTTACGCGCTTATTGAAAAAGTCTTTAGCATTATCTTCATTTGCCTTTTTGTTCGTCATCAGTTGGTTCAATTCTTGTTCCAAAAATTCAACTTTACCTGTACGGTAAGCGTCTGGCTCCCATGGCATCCAAACACCAACAGGTCCTACATAGACATCAAAATAAGGGTCATTTTCACGAAGCATCTTGGCACGTACTTCCGCCTCTTCTTGCGATGGATAGACACCACGAATCTTTAGACCGCGCGTATTGGTTTGAAAATTGTTTTGTTTGCTGTATTCCAATTCCAACGCATCTAAATTCTTATCTAGGAATGTTTTGTAATCATCAGTCACAGACATAGAATTAAGGACATCTTTTTCCTCTTTGCAAAACTCCGTAAGGTCGGTGGTAACTTGCTCCGAATCCAAATTATACTTGTACGCCAAAAAGGCCGTGAATTTAGCAAATTTTTCAACTGATTTAGTCATATCCCATGATTTTACAAATTGTTCAAAACAAAAATGTTCTTTAGATTTAATTACATTTTCAGGAGAAACAAACGATACGCATACAAACTTTTGTTGCGCAATTGGCTTATCTTCTTCTAATAAATCAACCATTTTGGACATACACTCTTAAAAGATGTATATTTAAGTTTTAATTATATTATATTTTTTTCTTTGTATTTATTATAATGTTTGATTTAGGAGAATTAGTAAAACGTGCAATTAAATATTTAGTGGAAGGTCTTATGGTAGCTATCGCTGCCTATGTTATTCCCAAGGGCAAAGGTCTTTCTTTAGACGAAGTTGCGCTTATTTCGCTTACCGCCGCAGCAACTTTCTCTATTTTAGACACTTATATTCCCAGCATGGGCGTAACAGCTCGTACTGGTGCCGGATTCGGCATTGGCGCCAATTTAGTCGGGTTCCCTCGTTAAAAAAATAATTGTATATCTTTATATGAATTGTCAATATAAAGATGTATTTGGAAAAATAGATGAAGGTATTCATACAAAGTCTTTAATATAGCTATAGTTGATGTAGTAGCTGCATTTGTGTTATCTTAACCAACAAGAGTTTTATAGGTATTCTGATTGCGTTATTTATTTTAGGTATTCTAATGCATCATTTTTTTTTTGCGTTCAAACTACGGTTGATAAATTATTGTTCAATTAGCTTTAAATAGTTACTTAATTTATGTCAATATCCCTTCCTGAACCTTTAAGAAACTACGGCGCTTTAGCAGGTAAATTTATACAGTCCTCTCCTCCTTATTACGCTTATATAGATAATGCTGTATACGGTTCATCCAACCCAGAAAATAACTTTCATATTAAAGGAACTCGCGATAGTGAAAATGTTTCAGAATCTCTAGACCAATTAGACGAATTAGTAAATGAGTTAACTACTAAATCATCACCTGATTCAGGAGCTATTCCATTAGTAATTCCATCGGGTCCAGCGGGAACACAATTTACAGGTAATCAATCATATGTGCCAGGAACATATGTATGTACAACTAATTCAATCACGGGATTATATTACAGAGATGCAAATATTATACTCGTCTCTACTAGTGAGGATGATCAATTTATTTTTGTATCTACACGAAATGGTATACTTTTTAACAACTGTACTATGACTATAACTGGTCCTATGCCACCATCAAATGTTTTTTGGTTTGCACCAGTAGATCATATTTCAGTGTTTAATGATTATATTAATCCTGATGATACTATAACTGCAGAAATGTTTGGAACATTTATTACTAGTGGTCCTGACGACAGCTCATCACCGCCATCAATTACAATAGACCATACAAATGTAACAGGTCATCTTTTTTCTAGAAATGCAGTTGTATTTTTTGAGAATGGTGATTGTAGAGTATCCAGTCCTTATAATACTTCATTTTTAACTTACAATGGTAATGGAAATACAAGTGGAAGTGTAGCTGGGTCGATACCAGTTAGACGTCGTCGGAATGTAACTGTATTAGGTAAAAGGTCTCTTGGAAGAACCGGAAATAGATTTCTTGGATGGAATACGGAAGCTGATGGTTCTGGAACATCTTATTTACCAGGAGACCATATTGAAGTTAGAACTACAAACATCACCTTGTATGCTCAATGGCAATCTGACAATATTCCTTGCTATGCCAAAGGAAGCTTGATATGCACTCCTTGCGGCTTTGTCAATGTTGAATCCATGAAGGTAGGTGATAATATCCTCACTAAAGGCGAAATACACAATAACAAATTTATTACAAATGAAAATGTAAAAACAGAAAATATTAAGTTGGTCAATAAATTCAAGGTTTTTGATTTAAATTCCGAATCACGCCCTATCTGCATCAAAAAGAATGCGTTAGGCAAAAACCAACCGTTCAATGATTTGTACGTTTCACCCAACCATGGTTTACTTGTCCAGAATAAATTAGTTGCTGCTAGACATTTAGTGAATGGGACGACCATTTACCAAGACATGGAATGTGATGAAGTTGAATATTATCACGTAGAATGTGAAAAACACAGTGCCATTTTTGCAAATGGTGTTTTATCGGAGTCGTTTTTAGACATAAACAATAAAGATGTACGCGAGAATAGTATAAAAGTTAAACACACCCCCAAACCAATCAAACATAAATTGTCTTCAATCAAACATGAAAAATTTGTTTAAATGAAAAAAAAGGGCAATATAACTAATATCCATGAAACCATAGTATATTCTTTACTACATAGAAAATTTAAAAAGAAAGACCATACTGTAATGAATAATAGTTTTAAAAGAATAGGAGTTATTTTAACATTTGTAAAACTATTTATCAATACATAAAAAATAGACACTACAAAATATAGATAAGCAGGACTACATAATTCAGAAAATTTCATATTATATAAGAATATAAATTAAAAATTGATATTGTTCATATATGATTATTTTAATAAATGGGCTCTTGTTTTTCATGTTGCAACTCGGTACACATACAGGTGGTTCTTAAATTACCTCATGGTCATAAAGGGTTACTGTACCATAATGGCACATTCTTACCCATGGATTCGGTACAAGATTGGGTGCAATCGTTATATTCATCTGGATGGACGGGATGGGCAGTTTACAACGATGAAACGACCGTAACCAACAAAAGAACAAAGGGACACTGTAAAGGAGTCGTTACATGGAATACATCAAAAATAGGATGGTTGATTCATTCCGTTCCGCATTTTCCTACTGAAATAACAAACATTTCTATTTCACCTATTCTTCCTGCAGAACTTGTATATGGTCAATCTTTTGTCTACCTAGAAATGTCGTATTCGAAAGAACGATTGGAAACTATTTTGAAACAGATTGAATGGATGGATGCAAACCTCTTTTTACAATACAATATACCTATTCCTCCTTCTTATTTCAGCGTTACTGAAATAAAAAAAATGGTCATTTCACCTACAATTACACATTATTCTAAACCATCTCATTATATTATGGATATTTACGGAGAACATTTGTGTGAAATAGATAAGTCTACATGGTACGTGGAAACATGGCGACGAGGGTCCGCCATCAAAACTATTACGCCGAATCTACATGATGTAAAAACATTAGGATGGTTTGCATTGAATTATAAAGAATCGCAAGACCATTCCAAATGGGCCGTATCGAAACACAATGTATGGATTGGTGATTTGAATCGAATGGAATCGCAAATGAAACGTGGAGGCGGAGGTGTAGTGATATGTGATGCTAACATGGTAAAAGCGTTTCGAGGGTTGATAATTAATTAACACGCCAATTGTTATCACAATCAATACATGTAATAAATGACGTCATCGGTTCATCTGCAGAACGAATTTGCATTTGATAATACGAACAATTCTTGCTGTCACAACGATAACATTTGAAAGATGTAGTATTGGCAGTTAATTTGTTGGTTAACATCGATTCCGCTATTTTTTGATGTTTTTCAATCAACGATTTCCATATGGTTGGATTCAATTCTTGATGCGTCATATACGCAATTTTATAAGGGTCTTGTTTGATAAGTTCTTGCACATGCTCCGTGTTCAAATTCGCCAACAATGATTTAAATTTAGAAACATAGAGCTCTACAAAAAAGGGATTGTTCCATTTTTTTATAATTTTACGATGTGTGCATTCTTGAATCGTATAATTATAAATTCCATTTTCAATAATTAATGAAGTTGATTGATTGTTCAGTGTACGATTCAATGTAGTCCGGATAGTATCACGAAATAGCGTAGGATTTTCTACAATACGCATAGTTTATCCTACTTTAAAAAATATATTTCTAAATCAATTTTCTTCAAACTTCATCATCACTTACTACAAATCCATCCTTTACATATCCCTGTTTCGTCTTTTCTACCATTACGCCACTTGCTTCATCTGCCGATACTTCGGATTCAGAATCAATATCTTCAAACCCGCCCATCAATTCTTCGTATATCGTTTCCCATTCAGAAATAGTAAGAGGCTCCACTGGATTTACCAACAAACATTTACCGTAAAAGATTTTTTCATCGTAGGGAGGTGGGAAATCGTATTTGACTATCTTGGACGACACTTTCTGTTTGGTACGACCGTACAAATAAATTGTTTTTCCGTTCAGTTTCCAAAACCCTTTTCGTTTTCCGTAGGCCAATACATCCACATTTGCAATTTCCTTGAGAGTTCCGTTGCGTTCTACCAAAATGTACATAGTGTAGATGTATCTATCTGTTTAACTTTTTTCAATTTTATTATAAATAAAATTGAAATGATTTTACCAATTCATCAAGAGTACAACTGTCTTTCAATCTCAAAATGTCCATGACTTGGCGTGTTCACCAAACAATCGTCGACGATGCAGGAAACATTTATAATGTAGCTCTGTACAAGTTGGACGGATTGCCGGTACGCACTATCACGACAATGTATGACGATGCACCTATCGGTGTAATTCTTCACCTTTTTGGACTCGGAGACTGGATATATTTCGATAACGCGCTCAAATATAAAACTACGTCTACGATTCCTCGCATTCTTAACCAGTGGAATACCTATTCTGTCGACAGGACAGAAGAAACCGAAGAATTCCACGATTTGTTGAAGAAAGCAAAAACTCAAGCTTCTGACCTGATGTACCGCATCAACAACCAAGAATTCTGCACTTGCGGCCAACTCAATCATGGTTCGTCACGGTGCCAAAACGGTAAATACATTGAAATGTAAGTAATTAGGGGGGTGGGTTGTGGGTTTTGCTTTTTTAAAAAAATTGAAATGATTTTACCAATGGGGAGAAAGTACAAAGGCTTCAACTGAAACGATGGCTATCTCAACTTCTACTACTTGGTGTGTCGGCGATTTGATTGTGGACAAAGACGAAAATTACAATGTATCTCTCTTCCAATTGGGAGGCATTCCGGTACGGTGTCTTACCGTTGAAAATGATGATGTACCAATCGCTGTTATTATTCACGTTCTAGGGCACGGCGACTGGGTATTCTTCAATATTCCATATTCAAGGTCCATGATTCCGCGAATTATCAACAAATGGATGCTGCACAAAGAATCTACGGTCGAAGAAACGGCGCGAGTTCAAGAAATCTTGTCGAAGGCACACACGCAAGCATCCAAAATTATGGCGGAAATTGCAAAGTAAGGTGTATAATGGTGAGTGGGTTGTGGGTTTTGCTTTTTTTTTAAAATTGATAAATAATTTAATTAGAGGTATATATAAATGGCGTATAAGATTATTACACGAGAATACAAGAATGACATGTATACGATTGCTTTTCGTAATTTACCCATGTTTGAAATAGGTGTAAATGTACCCAAATACAACTATTATATACAATCCATAGAATCAAAACAACATGATATTTTTGATACATCGGTTCATCCTCCCAAAAAAATATCCTTTGGTAATGTGATGGAACTAGACGAAGATAAAATAAGTGCAGTGTTGAAAACTATCATGTTAATTAATGAAATTTCAGTTGAACTTAAGAATCATTCTGAAATATTCTAAATAAATCTGTGTTGGTCGTATTCCTTTGCTTCTCGGATTTAACGAATTTTACCAACATATTGTGGCTAATGCTTCTATTTTTTATCGTTTGTTCATACCATGATTTAATATTAAATCATCATATGAAATCACTTATTATATACACTTATTATTCATCGCCATCTAGTAATTTTAATTTAGATTTTTTTGTAAAAAATGAATTATCCTTTAAACCAGATATAGATTACATTATTGTGATTAATGGACATGATACACCAATTCAATTTCCTACCATATCAAATCTAACCGTACTACGACGTGATAACATAGGGTATGACTTTGGAGGACATGCATATGCTTTAGAGTTTGCACAAACTAAATACTATGATTATTTCTTTTTTATGAACAGCGGTGCATTTGGACCTGTTCTTTCGTATTACGATAAACATTGGAGTACTATATTTATAAACAAAATAAACGAAAAGGTAAAATTAGTTGGAACTACTATTGTTTGTTTGCCGGAAACAGATGCAGGTGGATACGGACCTAAAGTAGAAGGATTTTTTTTCATGACAGATTCTATTGGATTGAATATACTACGTAGTGAACCAACTATTTTTTGTGAACATCCAACTAAATATAGCGCAATTGTAAATGGCGAATATGGAATATCGAATTGTATATTAAAAAATGGTTATTCAATGGATTGTATGTTACCGCAATATCAAAATATAGATTGGACGGATGCTAAAAATTATACGTTAAATAATAATATACACCCATCTAGAAAAAATAGTTTTTTTGGGAAATCAATTAATCCGTATAATGTCATTTTTCACAAATGGTATTGGCATAATGAACCAACTGTTCATTTTAATATGATTAAAGAATATATTGCGTTGAAACCTAGTTATACATGGATTTGAGAATCAACTACAAATGGTGTTCCGTTATAGATAAATATAAGTGACGGTGTTAACTGGTTGAAAAACTCCAAACATCTATAGGATTGCATCGGCAAAAACTTGATATAAGCAATGTTCTTTTCTTCAAAACTGCATTCTTTCACACATTCTACACCAAACAGATGTGTGAACGCATCCTTTACTTTCTGAATTTGCACCGACTCAACAGTAACAGGAGGAAGTTGAACAAGTGTCATTTTTTATATTAACTGAATATTTAAATTTGTTTCAATTTTAATTAAATAGTATACCCTATGATTAATCATGGGTAACCAAATAATTAAAAAAGTTAGTTTTCAAGATATACAATATGCGCAATCTAACGAACATACCATTATCATTAATACGTTGCCTGAACAAGAACAAACCATATTAATTTACAAAACCATTTCTATTGCATCTGAAATAAGTCAAGTTGAAAATGCAATAAAATTAAAAAATAATATTATTATTTACGGTAAAAATGGCAATGATGAAAGTATTTATGTGAAATACAATCAAATTAATAAATTAGGAGGGTTAGCGTATATTTATGTAGGAGGATTATTTGAA